TGCTTGTGTCCAATAAGATTAAAGAGTTTGTCAGGATTATGGCTCTCTACTGCGGAGAAATTCCGGACGAAGATAAGCGTAAGCAGTACATGGCTTTTGTCGGTAAGATGGGTGACAGGCGTTTCCGTGACAGACTCATGAAGGACGCAGCCGATAACTTGAAGATTGCGGCAGCAGAGTTTGATACGCACCCATTCCTGATTAACTGTAAGAATGGTACTTATGATCTGGAATCACTGACATTCCGTGAGCATAAATGGGATGACTTCTTGACAATGCAGACCAATTTTGAATACGGTGTGAAGAAAGAGAAGTGTGCCAGATGGGAACAGTTTATCAAGGAAGTAACGCAGAACGACAAAGACAAAGCGGACTACCTGCAACGTGCCTTGGGTTACTCCATCCTTGGAACATCTAAGGAAGAGTGTATGTTTATCCTGCATGGTAAGACCACCAGAAACGGAAAGTCCACCATGCTTGATGCAATTCAGCACTTGCTTGGAGATTACTCTACGGTCACACCTGTAGAACTGATCTGCCGTGGTGACAGAGCAAAGAACGCAGAAGCAGCAAGCCCGGTACTGGCAAAGCTGAAAGGTAAGCGAATGGTTACTATGAGTGAGTCTGACACTGCCGGGAAGTTGGATGAATCAGTTATCAAGCAGCTTACTGGTGGAGAAGAGATCACCGCCCGTGAGTTGTATCAGACAGCAATCACATTCAAACCGCAGTTTACCATGTGGCTGTCCTGTAATGACCTGCCCGCTGTAAAAGATAAGTCCCTGTTTGCTTCTGATCGTGTGCGTGTTATTGAATTTAACAGGCACTTCAACGATGATGAACAGGACAAAGGCTTGAAGGACTACTTTGAGTCACCGGAAGCCATGAGAGGTATTTTCACTTGGTTGGTTGCCGGGTACTTCAAGTACAGAAGGTTTGGTCTGAAAATGTCAGCAAATATGCAGAAGGTAGTCAAGCAGTATGAGAAAGACAACGATCTTGTATTGCAGTACCTTGAAGAGAAATGCCAGAAGCAGGATGACGTTAAGACAAGAGCAAAGACCCTTTATGATAACTACAAGCTGTGGTGTAAGAGCAACGGCTACTATGTATGCAGCATGAAAAAGTTCAATGCTGAGTTGATGGCACACCCTGAGTGGTATGAGCAGAAGTCCGTGAGTGGCGGCGTGGCTGTTTACTACGGAATTATGATGAAAACGACAGGTTAATTGTAGGGTATGTAGGGTATTTCATCATTTTGCTATAACTTTCTCTAGTAGACCGCCTACTAAGAAAAGTTATACCGAAAATCGAAAATACCCTACAAGCCCTACAGGTAAGAAAGGAGCAGAACTATGGAAAGTTATGTAGAGAGATGGAAAAGAGAGCAGAAAGAGAAGGAGCAGAAAGGAGTAGGTAAGAATGGCAGAAGAACAGAAGAAGCCCAGAACGAGAGGGAAGGACAGAAAGCCCAGAAGGACAGCAGGGTATCAGAAGAGTAGCCCTGCGAACTTGGAAAAAGCAAGAGAGAATAGCCCGATTGTACAGGGTCACAATCCTGATCTGCCAGAAGGGTATAACTCCCGGATGATACAGTTCACTATGGAGATCATGCCGTCTGAGAAGTTGGACTATAACGACATAGAAGAGATGGAAAGACGGTTCATGCACTATCTGGAAACGTGTGCAAAGTACGATATGAAGATAGGCAATCAAGCTGCGTATGCTGCAATAGGAATTGATAAGGGTATTGCATGGGAGTGGGTCAACCGTTGTACAACGAACCCCGCCC